TTCATTGTTATCTTTAATATACATTGTTTCGCGTTTTAAATCAGTGCAGTGCAATGGTCGTTTTGTAATATCTAATTCTTTAATACGCGAAACTATCATATCGGTCATCCCACTGACATATCCATTTCTGCCGATGTTCTCTATGTCCTTGAAATCAGATTCGATATTTTCAATAAACTCGGACATATTCATAGCATCCTTACAAGTTGTATTCAAAAAGAAATTCAAATTAAATTTTTGATTGTTATTATTCGTAGTATGATTATTAATAATTTTCCCATCCTTTACTACCTCCAATAACTGTTTTTGAATTGACACATTTTGCTCTTGCGTTTCCCAAAGTTGTTTTTGTGTAATTTGTATTTGTTTTGCTTGTTCAAACAAGATTTCTTTGAAATCCTTGTTCTCGGTAATTAAATTTATTACGTCGGTGTTGCCAGTCATATTGTTAAGTTGATTTTTCATATCATTATCATTATAAGTTGCCGACAGTTTACACTTTTGAGAATGACGCCATAGTCCACTCCTATCTTTATAAATCTTACCACAATTACAGCGATAACCCTCACATATACCTTGTTTGGAACTTTTTTGTTGAATTCGTTGACAAAACATCGATGTTATATGTTTTCGAGTCAATTCGTGTCTTTGTAATTGACTCAAACGGCTCGTAGAATAGTTGCATATTTTACAATAAAAATTATTGGAACTTTTTGGAACTTTTTTGGTTGATTCTGTTGACATATTTTATCAACAGAAAAAGTTCCTAAATTGTTTTTTTTAAAACTTATTTTTAAAAGTGTGCAGCCAATCCATAATTATTTATTTTGTATTGAAAGCATAAAGCTTTAAATGAAAAAATGTGTTTTTTTTCGCAAAAGACTTCATTACAATTTTCAAAAAAGGACATTTATTTTTGTCCTTTTTTACTTTTTCCAATGAAGTCTTTTGCGAAAATTTTAACATTTTTTTGATATATATAGTATTCATATTATAATCATTATCAATATTATATTATATACTAACAGGTATTTTGCTTTCTTGTTCGTCAGTATTATCTAGTTTTCCATCATCGTCGAGCGGAATTGGATTACTTAATTCGTTCATTTGATTCAAGTCAATGCTTTTGGTCATTTTAGTTTTAATGTTATTTTGTTGTAAAAAATATAACCCAATATCTTTAATATTAGCTGCATAATTAATGATTGTATTATAAGTAAACCCGGTTAATAGTGTGGAATCGGATAAATATTGTATACTATACCACCAATATGGTGGAATATAAACAACATTTCCTTCTGGAATATCAAATTCTAAAAATTTGAGTTTGTCCATTTCGTTAAAAAATGTACGTTGCGGTTTCCATACATTAATTGGCGACTTGAATTCGTATAATTCATAATCTTTTGAAGGATATAGATAACGAGAACTTTTCCAAGGCGAGAGTTTAATCCTTATTTTTCCACTATTTACACATACAAAATATCTATCGTTCGTATGATACCGAAATGGCATATTTGCTTTGTCTGCTCCCATTAAAATGTCATATCGTTTGTTTATTGTAGACGATTGTTTTAATAATTCGTCTACTTGTGTGAAATGATGTTGTAAATTATCTTCTTCTATGAAAAAATCGTTATTTTCGGTTATATAATTTTGATGAGTATCTGTTTTTAAAAGAGTTCGGGTAGTATGATATGGTAATAAAATATAATCTACGTCTTTTTTATCTATCCAATAATCCTGACTTTCTTTAACTTTCATTTCTGATTTTCCGATTTTATCCAGATTATCAATATTTATATTTTCAAAAAAATCCGGGATTATATTTTTAATTTTGAATACCGCCGGTTGTTTTATATTACATACTTCCTGTAAGTGTTCTGTATTTTCATAATCAAATTCATAAATTTCTAAATCTTCGCTTGTTTTGTATTGATGAACGATGTGTATGTAGAGTAGTAATATTATGATAAACAATAGTATATGAATAAGAGGAGACATTATATACAATATATATAATATATATTGTACATTCAAATGCACTAATTAGTGCTATTAATCGTCAATTTTAGGGGCCAGGTAAAATAACATTTTAGCATTATCCATTCCTAACCCGTATGTTATGCGCATTGGAAAATTATTAGTAATAGATATTTCTAATTCTTGCGACATTTTGTTATATAAACAAATATTGTGTAATTTACCTAAACTAAAAGAATTATTGAACGATTCGTTTTCTGTAATAGAGTAAGAAGTCAAATCGTCTATATTAATATCAGCTGTCATTTTACCTGCTGCTGGATTAACCGATAAGAGTTCTATTTTTTCTTCATTACATTTAAAAGTGATTGTATCGCCAAATAATTGTAGTTGAGTAATAATTGACGCAAAATTATGCGATAGCAATGTGATATCTACATTTGTATCGAATTCAGGGATGCTGAGTATTTCAACTTCAATATCAATAAGAGGTAGTTCAAAATGTTTATCAAAGATATTTTTATTGTCGTTTATAAAATGAATTTGCAATTTATCAGATTCTTCCTCTTTATATTGAAACTGTACAGACTGATTTTTATCTCGGGTGTGCAATACTTTAAATAATAAATCCGACTGAACACCAATTGTAATATCGGAGTCTACAAGAATTTCATAAGTATCAAACCAAATATTGGGCAAAATAATTTCAAAAATAGATACTCTGCTGGTATCCATTGTTTGCAAAAACATTTTGTCTTTATTAAACGTAATATTTATGTAGTCTGAAAATAGTTTGATATGTTGAAACATATTCGAAAATTGTTCGCATCTAGTGAAATCGGTAATTTCAATATTCATATATTACCTTACATAATAAAGTATTTATGTCATTATTTGTAAAATATTTTCAATTTCCCCCACGCTTTCTTTTTTGTTAAATAGTGAAATTTTGTGTTGAGCGCGGGAGTCAATAAACGAGTTAAAAAATGTTTGCAAATTGCTAACAACTGTCGGTGTATTATAACAATGTAAATAGTCTAATTTATCGCTAAATTGAATATTGTTATCATTGCATAGATTGAAAAAATAGGTATACCAGTGTTTATATCTTTCGTGTGCAGAAATTGTATATGTGCTCATATCAATCACCATTGCAAATGAATTACGATTCGTAATTACATCCGTTAATATTTTCAAAAAATATTTTATAACGACCTCTATATTTTCATTGGATGCGTAAGTTTTGAAAATTGGATATTTAAAAGTGATTATATTTTGCGTTGGGTGTATGACAAATGTATGTTGTAGGAGCTCCTGTAAATCAATATTTTGAGAGATAGAATTGGCACAATCGTTTTTCTGTTGTTTTTTTAAAAATAGATGTTTTGTATGATTCCTATAATAAGTGTTTTTGAATTGCTCAATTTTGTCATTAATATTTTCCTCTTTCATAATATAATAATTATATTATTAAAGTATAATTTTTCCGTATTCTTTATTCGGTAATTGATAATTCTTCTTCAACTTGTTTTTTGATATCTTCGCTATCGGGTTCGGGCAGTTCGTTTTGAATATCGTCTGTGATATCATCTTTTGCAACCTCGTGAATAGCGTAGGTATCGTCATTGTCGGATTCAATATCTAAAATAGTGTCCTTCACATTATTATTATCATCTACATCTGAAAATATTTGAATTCTTTCATCGTACAATGATTTATTAACTTCCATTGTGAATGATTGTAATTTCATAATGATATCTTTCATTTCACTTAGTTCATTTGCTAATATTTCAAAGCGACTATTGAATTCGTCTAATATATCATTTGAAAATACAGAATTTGTTGCATTTGGATCGGGAAAATTAGATTCTAAATATTTGATACGTTTATCTAAACCATTGATAATTTGCGGAAGAGAAACACTTTTGGGAGCAGGTTGCACCGGTTGTGTGCTTTGTTTATTAATTGGATTGCCTGTACTTATCTGAGTCGTATTTTGAGTAGATACTCTACGTCGAATCGCAGCTGCATTCGCTGCGCTCATTTGTAATATATGGGGTTAATATAATATCTCTATATAGATAATTTTAAAAATATATTATGCAGATAGGTTCATTTTAATTGGTTCGTGGTGTACATACTTTTTTGTCCATTGAATATCGTCAATCGAATAATCGTTAATATTGTTATGTGTATTTATTATTTTCATACATGGAAATTCGAGAGGTTCTCTTTCTATTTGAATTTTCAAGGAATCATAATGGTCTTCATATATGTGCGCGTTTCCAATGAAATGAACAAATTCATCGGCAATAAGACCACAGTGATTTGCTATAATATGTGTTAAAAAAGAATAGGAAGCAATGTTGAAAGGTATCCCTAGTCCAATATCCCCGCTTCTTTGGTACAATGAACAAGATAAGTATTTATTTTCCCTTACATAGAATTGCATCAACACGTGGCACGGTGGCAATGCCATTTCACTAATTTGACAGGGATTCCACGCGGACAATACCAGTCTTCTAGAAGTTCTTTGTTCAGGGTCTTTTAAACTATTTATTATATTTTGCAATTGGTCGATACCTTTACCGGTATAGTCGGTATGACAATCGTCATATTCTGCATTAAAATGTCTCCATTGATGTCCATATACCGGACCTAAGTCATTGATTTCATTCTTTTGCAGCCCCCGACTATCTAAAAATTCCCTTGTTGAATTTGCATCCCAAATATGAACATTTTTGTCGAGGAGTTTTTGGTTATCGGTACATCCATTTATGAACCAAATTAATTCATTAAAACAAGTTTTCCACGCAACACGTTTAGTAGTAAGAAGAGGTACACACCCGTCTTTCAATGAAAACCGCATAGAATAGCCAAAAATAGATTTAGTAATACCATTTCTTCCCGTTTCAATAGACCCGTTTTCGAGAACATCTTTGATAAGATTCAAGTATTGAGATTCTGGGTGATCCATATACATAAATATAGATATCATTTGTCTATATATTTTTCTAAGTGTTCTATATAAGAAAAAATGGAAATTTTGCAAGAAACTACAAGTATATCCAAAAAATCGTTCTTCACGCACGTATTTTCTATGGCCGAAGAAAGCAATGCCGAGATTTTAAATGTTATTCAATATTCAACATTGGGCGTTTTACCGATTGTCGTACTGAATAAATCAATTCAGCGTTTTATTCCCGAAGCTGACCCGGATAGTTCTTCTATTGAGATTTTAGCAGAAATTTTCATACAGTTAGTTGCGATGTTTGTTGGAATAATTTTAATTCATAGAATGATTACATATATTCCCACATATAGCGGCTTCAAATATGAGAATTTAACTTTGACAAATGCTGTTTTAGCATTTTTGATCATAGTATTAAGTATTCAAACTAAGCTAGGATTGAAAGTGAATATATTATTTGATCGAGTGGTTGAATTGTGGAATGGTCCCTCAACGATGAATAAAAAAGAGGGTATGAAAAATATTGTCAATGTATCTTCACCGGTATCTAGACATACCCCGAGTCAATCGGATTATTTAGACAATACTAATGTTCAACATAATGTCTTCCCACCGGCACCGGTAGCAACCTCACGTCAAAATGGCGCAACGGAATCATATGATAATATGATGGGCAATAATCAACAAATGCATGAAATGGCCCCCGGCCCTGCGGCAGCCAATGGGTTGCTGGGCGGTTCATTTGGATCTTCTTTTTGAATAAATACAAAATCAAATAAATTTAACGAATTAAATTTGTTAAATTTATTTCCCAAACCTATAGTAAATGGGCGACCAAAAAAATGATTCTAATATTTCATATGCGGTAGACGATTTGAGTGGAAATGTCCCTGTCGCACCAGAATTGTCTACTATATTAACAACTATAATAGACGACCGGGATTGGTTCAAACAATCTGAATATATTATTTTTAAAAACGAATTAAATTCGTTGAAAAAAATTAATTTAGTAGTTTTGAAAGAGTGTAAGGAGAACAAACGATTATTAGATCTAAAATATGACGATTTGACACATAATATAAATAATATTCAAACTTCAGTCATTTTATTTTCAACAATATCAGGTTTTTTACAAGCAACAAGAGTTCAATTTCGTATTCCAGATGATGTTATATCTATTATATCAATATTTATCTCTACTTATATTTCACTTTTGCTATCAATATCTAAATTTTATAAGTTAGATGAAGTAAAAGAAAGAATACAAACCTTAAGAGAGAAGTTCTCCATACTTCATAATACATTAGATTATAGAATGGATGTTATTGGTCCTTGGAACGATAAGAATATTTGGAAATATCAGGATCCTAAGAAAAAATTAGCAGAATGGACCAAACTACAAAAAGATTTAACAGCTGAATATGAAGAGATTATTCAAACAAAGAAGGAGTTAGTTACTGAATTCCAAATCATAATGGATACTATATCAAGAAATACATATCATATTATAAATAGAGAGCGAAATTATGAGAACAGAAAAGTAATTAATAGTTGGGATCATAAAGAGCATAATTTGGAGCAATCTATAAATAAAAGTATTACCAGATCCAATAGTATTAAACTACAGCATGAAGAATTGAATAATTGGGAGACTGATAGTGATGAAATATAACATACTACGTTGATTTATGGTTTTGAATATCGATTGAGTTGAGCAATTCCATTTTTTTCATAGACTTTTCAAACGTAGAGTTTTGTTCCATATTTTTGAATAGATATTCTGTATTGGGGCTTCTTTCTTTCTTTTTTATTTGCTTGTAAATAACGGTAAGATTATTAATTGTATTTTTGAGTATATTATTATTATGAGGTGATATTAATTCTATATTTTCATTAACTTGCTGTGTTATTAATGAAACCGCAAAATATAATAAGTATCTTCTTTTTTTACACGATGCAGTGGTGTATTTTATACAGAATACTTTGAAACAACATTGGATGCATGTATTTATGAATCTAGTTTTTGTTTTTGCATAATAAAAGATAGTATCCCATAAAATCCAAATAATATCATTGCGATATTTGTTTTCTACCTTTACAAACTGTCTAGATTCACTATTACATTTGTTTTTTTTCTTTTTGCAAAGTTTTTCAAATTCGATTGTCCACTCAATCCAATAGCACGCATTAAGTGTGCTATGTTTATCAGCAGATATACTATATGCAAATTCATTCGCCGGTATATAAAATTCTTTGGGATCATCTTGTTTGAATATATCTTGAATATATTCAATACTAGGAGCAGTTAGTTTTTCGGATATTTGTGTCATATCAAATTCATCCTTTTTAATTTTAATGGATTCAATACTATTCGTTTTTTCACTCAAACATATAGTAGTTGTTATTTCACAAAATAGTTTTCGAATAGTTGGGTGGTTTCTCAATTGTAATTCGTTAAGATATTCACCTTTATCTACAATGTTTTTGAATACATTATATCGATTTTCTAAGTACATAATTATTTTAGGATTTCCTAAATGTATGTATTTACAAGCATACTGAATAAATATCTCCCATACATCAGTATAATGGCCCGAACAAACTAGTTCTCCTATCCAATAACATGCATTTTCGATCCTAGCCTTTTTAATATTTTCGATCAATTGCTTTTGGACATCAGTCTTTTTGTATTCAGAAAAAGTAATTCCTTTAAAGTCAGGTTGAGCTCGAATATCATTGATTAAGATATTAGTATTAACAGTTTCCATTTCATTTTCCATAGTGTAAATTATAATTCATATAGACAAAAATATAAAGAGTACAACTTAAATTTCTTTATTATGTATAGAATACGAGTTTTTTCGGGATTTGGACCCGATGATATATGTAAAGAGGTATTTGAAAGATTAGGGGAAGCACAAATATGCGAGTTTTATGGTATTGATAAAAAAATATATTTTACAAATGAAGATGACTATACGCACATTTTACTATTGAATACGCCCACTCCCGAAATACCAGATCACATACCAAAAGAAAATGTAGTGGGTCTAGCATATGAACCTTATATAAAAGGTAAAGGGAGGCCATATTTAGATTTAACCCCTGAATTTATAGAATATGCCAAAAAAAATATTGGAAAATATTATGTAGGTGAGAAGTATGATTTACCCGAGCCATTTATCGAATCATATTCATATATGTGGCATATAACCCCATTGGCAGAAGTTCCCGTAAAAAATGCAACAATGTCGATTATGATTAGTGCTAAATATAATATATTTGGGCATAAATATAGGCATAAATTAGTTGAGAGAATATTGAATGAAAAAATAAATGTTGATATTTATGGCAAGGGTTGTAAACCATATGGATTGGATCATCATAAGAATATGAAAGGGGAATTTGATAGTATAGAACCATATGAGCATTATGATTTTCATATAGCTATTGAAAATTCAGAAACTCCACATTATTTTAGTGAAAAAATAATAAATACTTTATTATGTGGAACAACACCAGTATATTGGGGATGTAAAAATATAGATGAATATTTTCCCGACAATGTTATATGTTTGACAGGTATTATAGATGAAGATATTGAGACAATTAAAAAAATATTGGCAAATCCTGAAAAATATAAGAAAAATATTGATATTAACAAAATTAAAAAACGGGTATCGTTTATTGAAAATGTAGATTCCATTTTTTAGATATTAGACTACAAAATTTATGTATGATCATACATAAATTTTTGATTTATTCGTCGATAAGCATTAAAGCCATTGCTGCATAATTATGTAGATCAATCAATGTATCTCTCATTGATTCGTCGTTAACAAGATTTATACCATTTTTTTTGATTGACAATGCTCGTTGAATCTTATCTTCGATTCTCACCAATACGCCAATTACGCCAAATTTTGCAAATGCATCTCCATAATCTACATTTTTCTTTTTGAATAACGAAAGTGCTTCTGATTGAATCGTTTCCATTTGCACAACACGATTCATAATAAAAATATTAAAAAATTATATTTATATTATTTTTATCTATTCAGTAATAATACGCGGAACAACATTGATAGTCTGTAATTCTTGAGACATTAATTTATATGCATATGGGATGTCTACCTTTGCAAAATGAGTAGTATTATCACAAGTATTACATTTTGAATGTTTTTCAACAATATTTGTATACATACGGGTTTTGGTTCCGTCATTAAATCTAGCAATCATACCGCATTTTTTACAAACATATACAGAATATTTATCAGATACGTCAAACATTCTTTCTTTACAGAATCTAGTAATTCCGTGAGCAATCATAACATCTCTTTCCATTTCACCAATTCTAAAACCGCCATCTCTGCTTCTACCTTCAGCTGGTTGTCTTGTTAAATTAACCATAGGACCAATGGATCGACTATGCTGTTTATCACTTACCATATGTTTCAATCTTTGATAAAATACTGGACCCATAAATATAGACGTTTCTAATTGTTCACCGGTTAAGCCATTATATAAAATTTCATTACCATAACTTTCGTAGCCGATTTTAAGCAATTCTTCAGATATAGTCTTAATATCAGTATTACCAAAACTGGTACCATCGCCAA